CAATGTCCTCGCGCAGCGACATGATCTGCACGAGATCGTTTCGCACGAGAGTGTCGACGGACGGCGACGCATCGCGCAGAAGGTCGTTGCTGATCGGCACGAGGGCCGCAAGCTTCTTTGCGACCAGGGTCAGCTGCGCCCATTGCTGCTGACTCGGCGGGTTGTTCTGCAACTCGCCGATGTATGACGCCGTTCCCGATCCGCTCTGGTAGGGAATCGACACCTGCCCGCGCGGCATCGGGATCGACGTCGCGCCAGCGGCACGCACGACGGTGCGAGCGCGGAGCAACTCGATGATCTCCGTCATAAAGTCTTCGGGGACGAGCGCCCCGCCGGCTTCAAAAACGGACTCATTCAAGGCCTTCGCCATGAAGTCGTCGCCCCACTGCTTGGCGACCTTGGCCGCGCGCTCAGTGTCGCCCTTGCCGGCAGCGAGAAGGCGAATGAAGCGAGCAGCGGCGATGCCCTGATCGCGCTTGCTGTTCTCTGGCCCGCCCTCGAATGGCGACGAGTAGGTGAATCGGCGATTCGTGACCGCCTTTGCCGCCTCGGCTTCACGCGCGTCGTCAGCCGCGACACTCGCGGCCTTCAGTGCGTCAGCGTTGGCCGCCATTTCGGCGCCCTTTGCGGAGAACATTTCGCGGACCTCGGACAGCTCTTGTCCGAGCACTTCGCGGACGACTGCGGCGACGTCTTCGCGTGTGGTGATTTCGCTCATTCTGTCGATCTCCCTTTGGTCGCGGCTATGAGTGCGGCGATTTCCGAGCGAACCGCTGCGGTGACAACCTCGCGCACTTTGTCGCGCGTCATCGAAGCATTGCGCGACTCGATCCCCGTGTCTAGCGGTTCTGCGTTGTCGACTGCGACAGTACTGTCGACGTCGCGTGACTCGTCACTGGCACTGATGACCGGCGCGGCCTCGTCGCTCGTGTCCTCGGTTGACGGTGTCGCGTCGTCGACGGTGTCGATCGGCTCGACTGCGCCGCCGCTTTTGATCACCACGATCACGCGGTCCCCCCGTGCGTGCTTCCAAACGCTTTCCATCGTCGACCGTGGCACGACAAGCGCGCCCTCTCCGTCGAGGATCTTTTCGGCCCACTCGATCATGGGCGACAGGTCCATGACGCCGCGCGCCTCGATCAACGCTTCCGGATTCGACGGGATCGGAACGCCGCTGTACTCAAGCAAAGTCTGCCGCTTGAAGTCAGTCGGGAACTGACCCTGTCGCTCCCCGTCGTCACTCAGCTTGAACTCGGTAGGACGAAAGCCGACCGAGACGGCGTTCAGGAACTTGCGGCGGAACATGCGGCCGACCATGTTCCCGAACGGGTACAGGTCCGCCGGCGGAAACGCCGCCTCTGATCGCAGCGTGTTTCGCTCCCGGTCAATGAACGTCTTCTCGGCGCGCGCGATCGGCGGCTGCCGTGGATCGTGAGCCCACAGGACCACGGGGTTTTTTTTGTACTCTTTCAGATCCCACCCCTTCGGGTTGATCGTGTCGCCGTCACGGTCGACGGCAACGGTCGAGATCGTGAACGGGATCGTAAATCCGTCTGTCTGGTCGTCGGCCTTCTCTTCGTGGCCGCCGTCGTCGATGGTGACGATCCCAAACTTGCGAAGAGCAAGGCCCTCGTCGACTATCGCGTCGACGCTGCCATCGCTGTCGAGCCCTTGCAGTCGTTTGAATTCTTCCGCGTTCAGGTATTTCATCGTCACCTTGCCAGTCGTTCTAGTGCGTCGAGGACGTCGAGCGACTGTTGCGCGAGAGCCTTGCGCACGACGACGGCGATCGAGTCTTCCCACTTCTGCATTTCCGCGAACAGCCGATCGGCGTACTCGTCGAGGACGTCGATCTCTGCGTCGGCGTCAAACGGACCCTTGATGACGGCGTCGTCGGCGTCACGCTGCCCGTCGCCGCCCGGCTCGCTGACCTCGTCGGTCATCGCGATCACCGGGATCGTGGTGCATCGACAGTTGACGTCGAGGCGCGCGACGCTGAACCCGCCTGGGTGCATCGCGCTGAACCCGCCGACGTTGAAGGGATCGTTTATCCCTGCGGTTTTGTTGTTCAGGAAACGATGTTGATCACGCACGCGCGAGTCGCGAGCCGTCAGCCACCGACGGGCGACGACGAGGCCGCTTTGTGCCATGCCCTGCCACCGTGCGAAGTTGGCCGACGTGTTGACCTCGGTGCGCGCGATCATCGTCGCGCGTGCGCGCGAGGCCTCTGCGAAGACTTCCTTGATCCTCGACGCCAGCCGCCGAGGCCCGTCGCCCGCGAGCACCCCTTCAAACAGCGCGCGCCGGATCGCGTCGCGCGTGGTGGCGGTGACGTTCGACACGAGCACGGCGCTACGTGTAACGATGTGCTCGACGACGATCGGCGACAGCATCGAAAACGACGCCGACAACCCGACCTCGCTGATGGCAGCTTGGCCGAACGTGCGGATCATCTTCTCGACTTCCGGATCGACGAGCGACGTCATTATGATCGGCTCGAGCGCGTCGGCGACTAGGTCGACCTCGCCAGGCGTCAGCGCCTTGGTGACGGTCGCCGCCTTCGTCCCGTCGCCACCGTCGCCGGTGCCGGCCGCGTTCGCGTCCCGCCGTCGCGCCCTTACGCTCTCGTCGCCTGCGCCCTGTTCCATCGAATCAACAAACACCGTCGACACGTTCGTCGCGTACACGTCGCCGCCGTCGTCCTCGCCTAGCTCCGCGTAATCGATCAGGTCGCGGATCTCGTCGACGGTCAGGACGTGCGGCGCCGTCTTCAACACCTCGACCGCTAGCGCCTTGTCAGCGGGGACGGGCGAATCGTAATCGAGGAACAGGTCGCTACCGAACGATGGCAGCAGTCTGAAATTCAACTCGCTGCGCAAGAAGTCTAGCCGAGGCTGAACGACCCACAGCGAGAAGATGAACGACGCTGCGTCGATCGTTGATCGGTTGCTGTTCTCAATGATCCCCAAGATTTCAGGGGGCACACCGAACGCCTGTACGATCGCGTTTCGCTCAAACTCGCGAAGCTCGATCAGCTGCATATCGCTGAACGTCTGAGACAGCGTTTCAACGGTTAGCTCGCCGCTGTGCCAGTGCGACTTATGCGCGCGCTGTGCTCCGCGGTTGCCGTTCTCCCAGATCTGTTTCGCTCGCTTTAGTTGTGGCTCGCTCGCCCCTTTGACCCCGACAAGAATGTCGGGGACGGCGCGGTTGTAAAACCATGCCTTCGTATGCTTGCTTGCATACTCGTCGGTATCAAGCTCGTCAGCGAGTGACTCCGCAACGCCGACGCCGCGACCATATGGATTCTCTGGATCGTGAATGCGAAGCCAAAGCATGTCCGCTTCGGGAATGCTTTTCTTGAATGCCCCGCTAGTGACCTCGAAAAACGGCTTCGACGCGGACGGCGTCTCTGCGATCCAGTGCGGCGGAATCGGCCACAACTCGACCGGCACGCCTGCCCCGTTGCGCTCGACGATCAAGAACGCCTCGCCCTTCAAGTCGATCCACGACTCGATCAAGTGCCACGCTGCGCGCCCCGTCATCGACGGATTGAACGTGTCCAGCAGGGAGAGCACCGGATGCTCTTTGATCTCCACCTTCTCGTCGCCACGCCTACGGTAGAGGCGCCATTCCGTCGACGCCACAGACACGGCAATGCGATCGATCACGGCGCGGAGCCAAGGCATTTCGCGATAGCTGCGCAACAGTTGTTCGGTGCCGCGGCGCGGCGCCTGTCCCTGTTGAAGAACGCTGGCGAGAAGGCCGCCGCCCGCGTTGATCGCGCCGCCGTCAAACAGCCCGCGTTCCAGCGACGACGATCCCGCCGACGGCAACAGAAGCCCGGCCGGTTCATCGTTGCGGAGCGCCGACCATGCCGCGCGGATTCTGTCTGTAACCGTCATCGCGAATCAGCGTATCAGACAAACACGAAAGACGAGGAAGGCAAAAGCGCGCACGCATAGGCGCATGCGTCAGCCTCGTCGGGTGACTTCATACCGCGCGCGCGCATATCGTCCTTTGACTCAATAGTCACTCTGCCGACGCTGTCGAGCTTCCACCGGATCGCGGTCAGTTGGCCGCGTAACCTGTCGTCAGGCGGAAGCGCGATCGGCGCCTCGCTGTTTGGGTCTAGCCGCTCGCGTAACATCCAATACCATTCGGCCCGACGGTTGCGGTAGCGCTGCGGATCAACCTCGCTGCGCATGCCGCCTCGCATTTCCTTGACGACGTCAGCGGCGTTGTCCCCGTAGATCTCACATAGCCGATCGTAGATCCCGGCGCCCATGCCGTCGGCGTCAACGCGCACGTTGCGCGCGGCGTGGTCTTCCATCGTGCGGACGATCGCCCCCGTCGTTTCCATCGTGTCGGCCTTCGGCAACCGCTCGATCGATCTGACCCCAAGATCTTCGTGGGCGATCGCAAAGATCGTGCGGTCGTCGCCGAGGCGCGCCACGTCGGCGCCGATGTTGACCTCGGTGCGCCAGCCGTTTGAATCGTTCAACGACTGCCATCGCCTTACCGCGCTTTCGTACCACGACAGCGGCACTAGGGTGAAGTCGTCGACGTCGGGGAACTCCCCAAGGACACGGCTCGACCACATGGGGGAACTCTCGCCCCATTGTTCACGACGTGCGTCGACCCACCCGCGCGTGCATAGGCCGGGGAACACGTCGCGATCTTCCTTGACGTTGGGCACGTCAAACGCGCTGATGTGGAATTGTTTTGTGTCGTCACCGCTGCGCTGGAACAGATCGAAGAACGGCCCCGACGGCTCTACCGGGTTGCCGATGACGAGGAGGCGATCGCGGTCGCCGACTAGCACGCCTTCGATCGTCGTCCAGATCTCAGGGTCAACACCCGGCGCCTCGTCGAAGATCGCGAGCGTGCCGCCCGGCGAGTGCCACCCCTGGAAGTTGACAGGGTCGTCGGTGCTGAACCCGATGCAGAGCCAATCGTCGTCGACGGTAAGCTTGGCCGCGCGCGGCAGCAACGTACCACCGAGGACGGTCGGGGCGTTCTTGTAGGCGACGCGGATCTCTTTCCACAGCAATTCTGTCACCTGCCGCGACGTCGGCGCCGTCGTGATGACGGCAGAATACGGACGGGTGAACAACCACCAAAGCGCGATGCGCGCGCTTAGGTGCGTCTTCCCTGAACCGTGACACGAGCGGACGGCCGTTGTGCGGTTGACGACGACAGACTCGGCGATCTGCTTTTGCTTGTCCCACAGTTGGCCGCCTAGCATGCGCTCTACAAACGCAACCGGCTGCCGCGACATGGCCGCGATCTCTTCCATCGTCGGGGTCATTTTCCCTCGCCGCTTCCGCCGTTGCGCAAGCAGCGCGAGAGCCACGCGGCCCCCTCTTCGCACATGCAAGGCGCCCGGAATTGCTCGCGCACGATCTCGATCCTGTTGCTGCTGTCTGCCTGTCGACGTGCGACGCGGCGATCAGCGTCGAGCATTACCCACCCTGCCCCGGCGCATTTCTCACACTTCACCGACGCCGCCGCACGCTGGACATTCCACGCGAGCTAGCGCCCCCTCAGAGAGCGCCAGGCGTGTACGATCATTGCTCTCAGCGTCGACGAGAATCCTCGTCCACGGGATTTGCCAGACCTCGTCAGAGACAAAGCCGCAACCGTCACAAGCCGAACAGGGAGCGAGTGCGCCTAGTCCCCCTCCGCGGCGCCCTTCTCCTCGGTGGCCTCGTCCTTTGGCGATGGCAACGCGCGCGCCCTCGGCGGCGGTGCTGCCTTCGGCGGTGCGGCCTTCGGCGGCTCGCCCGGCATCGGTTCGCCGCGCGCGAGCATACCGAGCGCGCGCTGTGCATACGACGCCGCCACGTTCCTGCCGCTGTCGAGGTTGACGAGGTAAGCGACCTCGCTTGAATTCAGAGGCGTAAGAGACTTCGGATCCATCATTCTGTCCTGTCTTTCTTGTCGCGCGCGATCGCGTCCTTGACTGCGTCGGCCCACGTCGCTGCGACCTCGATCGGTTTCCCGCCGGGGCCGCTGATCTCGATCGCGCCCTTGCCCCAATTCTGGCGGTGTCGTCGTTCCATCTTCCACTGAGCAGCGCGCCAGTCCGGCGCGGCATACTTCAAGATCTCTTGCTTCCTCCCGTCGACCTCGACGATCACCTTCTCGACGATCTGCCCGCCATACGCCGCTTTGTTGATGACCGACAGATCGGCCATCTCGCTCTCGGCGATCGCTGTGTCGACAGCCATGACGAAGTCGACGTAAGGTTGTTCGGTCTCCGTCTTCTCGTCGTTAAGGCGGTCGCGCTCTTCTCGACGGTCGCGCTCCTCGATCCGAATGTCGCGCTGCCTCTCAGGGTCAACGGCGGCCTCAAGGCCTCGCACGTCGTCGAGGTGGTCACGCCGGTCGATCTCGCTGCGCCCCCGTCGTAGCCATGCGTGCAGCGTCGACCGGGCGATCCCGGCGTGCGCCGCCGCTGTCTCGACGAACGACCCAGATCGGATCATCCGGCAAACTTGATCGCGCGTCTCGGAGTCGATCAGAGAATGCGCGCGCTCACCGTATCGGCTGTTAATCAGTCGGGCCATGTCATAGGTTTATCACATGACAGATCACCACAAGAGAGAGATTGTTCCACTCGCGCGGCTCGTGGAGGCACCGTACAACCCGCGCGCGATCGATGATGACGCACTACACGGTTTGACTGCGTCTCTCGATCGCTTTGGCGTCGTGCAGGAAATCGTCGCGAACGAGCGAACCGGCCACATCGTCGGCGGCCATCAGCGAGTGAAGGCACTACGCGCGCGCGGTGTCGTCGACGTCCCGGTGGTATGGGTTGATCTCAGCGACGACGAGGAACGCGCGTTGAACGTCGCGCTGAACTCGCCGCATATCTCAGGTCACTTCACGCCCGACGTCCGCGCGCTGATTGACGACGTCAACGAACGGATCCCCGACCTCGTCGCCGACCTGCGCCTCGACCTGATCGCGGCGTCGTTCGCCGACATGATCGCGCCCGACGACGGGCCAAAGGGATCGGACGGAGGTGACGGCGAGGCCGGCAACGACGACACGCCCGACAGCGAACCGGGCCGCGTCTACGAGCTAGGCCCTCACCGCGTCGCGTGCGGCGACAGCACGAACAGCGACACCGTCGACCAGCTCATGCGAGGCACGCGCGCTGCCCTCGTCCTCACGGACCCGCCCTACAACCTCGTGGGCGATGGCGAAAACTACGCCGCCAACCTCGCCACGGCCGCTCCGTCGCGCCGGCCGAACCAGGCCAACACGCGCGGGAGCGGCGCGGCGTACAGGGAACTGGCCGCCGAGAATTGGGATTCTGGATTCGTCTTCGCTGACGTGCTGCCGAACCTCGACCGCGCGGCGGCTGATGACTGTTCCGCCTACGTGTTCTCGTCGCACTTCCTGATCGGCGAAGTGCTCGCCGGCCTCGCGTCGTCGTGGCGATACACGAATCTTTGCGTATGGCGCAAGCCGAACCCGATGCCGTCGCTGTCTAAACGTCACTGGACGTGGAGCACCGAGCTAGTCGCATACGCCACGCGCGGCGCCCATGTGTTCAGATTCCCCGCCACCGGGCACGCCTTCAACGTATGGGATTTTTCCAGCATCGCGGGAGAGCGAGGGCGCGATAGCGTCTCGCTGCATCCAACGCAAAAGCCGCTGCCCGTGATCGAGCACGCGATGGCCCATTCGAGCAACCCCGGCAGCGTCGTGCTCGATCTGTTTCTCGGTTCGGGTACGACGCTGATCGCCGCCGCGCGCCTCGGTCGCGTCTGCTATGGCGTCGAGCGCGATCCGAAATACGTCGACACGATCCGCCGACGCTGGTCCGAATGGGCGCGCAGCGTCGGCGACGACCCAGGGCCGGACGCGCTCTAGGCCAGCGCGGCCCGCTCGACAACTCGCCACGGGCCGATCTTCGCGTCGCCCGGCTCATACTCGCAAAGCACGCGGCGCTCGTTCCACGCCACGGCAGAGATCGCGCGGTTCAACGGCGCCGGCCCGACGCGCGGGAACACGTCGAGATCGACGACGTTCCACACGCTAACGCTGTCGCCGACGAGGTGGGCCATGCTCGTGCAGGCCAGTGTCAGACGGTTCAGCGACGAGCACAACGCCGGCAAGCTTTGATCGCCGCCGACCGTAGCGAGGACCGCCGCGCGCTCTCGCGCGATCGTAACCTGCGCCGAGTGCAACGCCGCCACGCTGTGCGCCGTTCCCTCAAACATCGTCGACACCACTTCGCCGCTGTCTAGTGTCGTCGTGAAGCTGAATTCTTTGATCTCGTCTTTCATCTTCGCTCCCTTGTTGTCGTGGTCAGTAAGGTAGATCGTCCTCATAGAACGCCGCGAGGTCGCGCGCGCTGTCGATCGCGTCGTCGATCGCGGGGTCGTCGCTGCCGTCGTCGTCAACGTCATCGTCGTCATCCGAGCACCCACAGTCTTCGGCGTACTCCGCGCCGCACACTTCGCACCCCTCGCCGTCGTCGCCCTCGCCGTAGCACGTCGAGCAATCCGATCCGCCGCACATCCTGTCAGAGCAATAGGCCCGCCGCTTCGCCATGATTTGATCTCCCTTGGTTCGTGGTGTCGTCGTCAGATCATAGCAGGGCCATAGGCCCGCCGCAACGGTGACGAGGAGAAAGATAGCGATCGGCCCTCGGGGTCGAACCGAGCGGAGCGAGAGGGGCGCAAGCGGATCCCCTGTTTCGCCGTGTAGTGGACGGACACAATGACGAACCGCCCGCCTGCCCACGCCGCGCCTACCGCGCGCGGTTGCCGATCATAGGCCCGCCCGGCGTACCGGGCGGGCGATCTCCTAGCGTACTCCGATCCGCAAGATCTCGAGCGCTGCATTCCGCGCCGATTCGTCGCTGATCGATCCGTTCGACAGCAGGTTGATCGCTGCCTCCACCATCGGCCGCAGGGCATCGGGCGACCACGAGCGAGGGGGCACCCGGCGTGGATCTGGCTGTTCCACGGCCGCGACTGTCGGCGCCTTCGCCCTTTTGCCGCGCCGCTTGATCCGCGTGCTGTCCTTGTCCGCGCAGTGAACCGACGAGGGGAAACGCTTTTCCCACTCTTCAAGGGTCACGAACCGGACCACGCGACCCCGGTACGGTGTCTCCCGCAGGGCCGCCGCTGACCACTCTGCCGAAGATCCGCCGAGTCGAGCGGCGAGGATCTCCGTCCCCAAGAACAGGCGGCTTCCGACGTCAAGCGGGTAGCAGCGCGCACCGTTGACGACGACAGCCACGCGGCGACCCTCGCGCCAGTGACTTCGTGCTGTTTTCCCGTTGGCCCCGTTGGCCCCGTTGGCCCCGTTGATCGTTTCAGTTGTTGCCATCGTGATTCTCCTGCTGCTGTGAAAGCGCCCGGCCGATAGCCAGCCAAACGCGATAGGTGAAACCGATCCGCGCACCATCGCGCGCACCGTCCAGAAGTGCCGCGGCCTCGTCGAGCGCCGCAAGTTGATCCGTCGTTTGCGCAACCGTGGCAACGGCCGCGGACCTCGCGCGCGCCCGCGTGACGGAGTCGCGCAAGAGCGCGATCGCGTCG